TAGAGGAATATTTAGATCAAAGATTGGCAGACTATAACTTAGTAAGACCTCAAAATGTTGGGCTTGAAGACGATATTTTTAGAAAATTAGGAATTGAAGTAGCAAATAGAAAGCAAGTACGTGATTTGATTAGCAATATATTAGAGATTATGTATGGAGAGGAATTTACTAGGTCCACACTTTCCACAACTAATTTAGAGCCTTTTTCTTTAGAAGATGGAGACACTCTTATAATAGAATATGATGGTGGAGAGCAAGTTGAGATACCTTTTTCTACGAGTCAATTTAGTAATATTTCTTCAGCATCGGCACAAGAAGTTGCAGATGCCATAACAAGAAATATCAGTAGGTTAGGTCGGTCTGGATATGCTATAGCACAAGACGATGGTTTAGGAGGGTATGTTACTTTAATCTCAGATACAATAGGGCCATCTTCAACAATAAGGGTTTTGGGGGGTAAGTCTCAAAATGCATTGAAATTCCCAGACATTAGGCCTACTGGTGGAAATTCATCTACACAGTGGACTTTGAGTTTAGTTGCTGGTGGAAAAATTAGAGCTACTTGGACCGGAGGATCTAACCCATTTATCGGAAAGGTTAAGAAAAACGATTATGTAAATATATATGGAAGTTCTTTTTCCACTGTAAATCAAGGTACTTATACAATATCTAAAGTTCAGGGAGGTTTGGTAGGAAATGCTTATGTAGAGTATGAAAACGCAAATGGTATTGCTGAAACGGTAGTCCAGGGGGCTGATGATGCTATTTTGTTTTATAATCCTCAAAAAGCCATATTATCTTCTAAATTCACTTTTGCTGCGGCTTACCAAACCGAATCAAGGTTACTGGAAATATTCATACCAGCTACAACTAAAGTAGTTAGAAGAGAGAGAAAGGGTGCTGCTTATTTAGCTGAAACCGATGGAATTATTGATGATAATTATGGTCCGTATGTTTACGATACCGATAAACAATACATAATAGGAAGTGAAGAGTGCTTCACAACATCACGAATAGATTCTACAACAGAGTTATTGATTAATGTAGATGATGCGAGTGAATTTCCAGATGAAGAGGGGTATTTGGTATTGGGATATGGAACCAGCAAAGAAGAAGGACCGGTCCCTTATATTTCAAGACCTTCTAGTGGAAGTATTCTTATCAATCCTTCTTATCGTATTCAAGAGGTACATGAAGCTGGAACCGATGTTTCTTTAATTTCTCAAAATTATAGCTATACTCCAGAAATTGATGGATCTGATTATCCTTTTTATTTAACAGATGTTGTTTCAGGTAGGGTTTATACGGAAGAGTTAATACAAACAGTAAAGGCTACTGGTATAAACATACTTATTACGGTTCTATATCCTAACGATATTGGATTAGGTAAATGGGGTACTGAAAATAGTGAAAAATATTGGGTTTGGGGCGAAGATGATGACTTATAGGGGTGTTTTATGAAACAAGTTGTTTTAAAAGGTGCAGAAGTAAAATTATTAATAGGTGGAAAAACATATCCTCCATGTAAGGAAGTTACCTATAAGATTAATTATGGGGAAGAGGCTACCTATGGTATTGACTCTGCTTTTCCTCAAGAAATAAGCACAACTAGGGTTTCGGTTGAAGGTGCTGTTTCAGGAATTAAAATCAAATCTGTTGGTGGATTACAGGGGTATGACATAAAAACTCGTATTCAGGATATTTTACATGCTCCTTATATCACTATGTCGTTGAAAAATAGATCTACAGATAAAACTATATTGTGGCTTCCACAAACTAAAGTAACAGAAGAAACAATTTCCATTAGAGCTAGGGGAGTTGTTGTTGTTTCTTTTAGATTTAAGGCCATTATTCCTTACAATGAGTTAGACATATCATAAATAATTTTTATTTATTTCCTTACAGCAATTATTGTAAATATATTTTATTGAGTTATTTGAACTAAATGTTTTAAAAACAACTAAATATCCTTTATTTGTTTTTTTAGCTTGTGTTTTTAATAGAGCTAATTCTAGTCTATCAGAATAAACACAAGCCACAACCTCTCTTGACTCTAAGTTTTCAAACAATTCTATATAATTATTTTTGTATTTTTTACTTAATATTTTGTTCCAATACAATTGTACGACCTCCTAATATAATATTAGCACAATTCAATACCAATTGCAACCAAAAAACAATAGTAATCTTTATAAGAGTAAGGGTGTGATTTTAAATAGATATTATTTTATTTTTTATATTTGTCATTAATTTAATGATATTTCAATAGGATTTGTATGGCTAATATTAGAGCGTTAAATGTAATTAATCAAATGCGTGTTGATACTCCACATGTTAGGGCGATAGAATCTGCTATTCGTAATGATTTCGATGACTTATTATCTTCTTTGGTTATAGGTAGTGGTTCTTCTTATATAGTTCGTGGATTTGAGATTAATATGACAGGAGCGGTTGGAGCTTCTTCTAATGGACTTCAAATGATTGTGGAAAATGCCGCTATATTACATGGATCTTCTAACGTAAGTGGTACATTTTTAACGGTCCCAAATGGAACAGCCAATGAGGTTTTAAATTCAACAACCAATACAAAGGTTGATGGCTCTTTTACTCCAAACTCAATAAATTATATTGGATTAGAGTTAAAAAGAGAGGTTGATGACACGACAAAAACACAAACTCATTTATTTAATCCATCTTCAAAAACAGAATTTACTAAAAACTTGCCATTTTCTCAGATTTTAAACTATGAAATTACAATAACATCTTCAATTTTTGCTTCAAACGTATTGCCCATAGCAAAAGTTGTCACTGATACAAATAACAATGTTGTAAGTGTTTCAGACCAAAGACCTATGTTGTTTAGATTGGGAACTGCTGGGTCATCAACTCCAAATCCAAATTATGAGTATGCATGGAACAATCATTCTGAAGGTAGGGTAGAGAATCCTTGGATCTCAACATCTTCTCTTTCACCCTTTAGAGGTGGAGATAAACAAATCTTCAACCAAAAAGAGTGGATGGACGCTGTAATGACAGAGTTAAAACTAATGAAGGGTACTTTTTATTGGTTTGGAAGTTCATCTTATATAAACATAGAGGATTTGTATGGCGATTTAGCCAACATGCAAATGACGGGTCGAGGATCATTTTTTCACGATGAAACTATTTCTGGACAAATAAATTGGGATAGAGATTTTTTCTTAAAATTAATAGGTAGTAGGTTACAATATAGGGTTCTAGCTAACTTAACCTCCAATTATATCACGTTATCTGATGGCCAAGTAGCTTATATAAAATTTAAAAGAAATGAGCCAATTTCTCCAAATCTTATATATACAAATGGAAGTGCGGTTGTTGCTTCTGTTGGTAATGTAGCTTGGACATCAGATGTTAGTGCTGGGGATTTTATTAAATTAGTGTCTGCTGGCAAAAATAAATATTATCAAATACAGTCGGTAGATACTAATTATCAGGTAACTTTAACCACTAATTATGCTGAAACATCAACTGGAAGTGCTGGTGAAGCATCGGTCTATACTTGGGGATGGTACGAAGCAACTTCTTCTCCGTCTACCCAAAGACACATTCAAATAGCAGATAGGGAAAATGTTGAGTTTGCTGGAAATGTTTATTGGCTTTTTTTTAGAGATGACAATGAAGATAGTGTTGCTAGAGTTTATGTTAGATCAAACGGTGGACCAGGAGAATTAGAAAAAGGTGAGTCGGTAGATATTAGTGATTCTACCAGTAAAAATTTTCTTGATTATGTTGGTTCAAGAAGTGAAAGTGATTCAACACCTAATTATAGCGGATCGGTTGATAAGCAAGAAGTGATCCAAGTTAAGTTTGACGATCAAAGTAAAATGTCTGCTGGAGAATATTGGCTGTTTGAAAGTGCCGGTGGAACTCAATACTATTCTTGGTATTCATTTAATGGAGTGGGTGTGGATCCGGCAATAGGTGGAAGAACAGGAGTTCAAATTGATCTATCCGTAAGTGGAGACAATGGAGATACAATTGCTCAAAAATCTCAAATAATAATTAATGGATTAGGTGATTTTTCAGCTACATATTCTGGAAACACATTAACAATACAAGATGCTAACAACGGAACTCCAACCAATGCAACGAATGGAGATATGGGAGGTGCTTTTTATATAAGCGTGCCTACCGAAGGTGATGTTAGTACCAAATTTAATCAACAAAATTATAACACTATTGAAAGTGAAAATTTAACTAGAAGATGCGCTAGATTAACTGCTATGGTAGCAGACAAAGCACAAGATAAAACGATTGGATTTAATAGCGACTATAAAGTTTGCGTTAAAACAACTAATGGGGCGAATCAAGAATTGTATTTTGGAAATTCGGATGAGGATGGGAATACCACTACTCCATATTTAAACATAGCTATGTCTAGTTCCTCTAACAATGGAATAATAACATTAAATAATGGACCACTTTCTTTGGGAACTAATGAAGTGGCTTATTTTGAGGTAGATAGAAATGCTTCCTTTAGTATGGATTTATCTGGATTAACAATATCTAGTATAGGTACATGTCCATTAAACGAGAATGTATTTGTGTTTGCTTATAGATTGTCCGATGAAACAGTTTGGTTGTGGCATGGGCAAGAATTAATAGATGGTGATAATCCTAGTTTAAGTGGATTTTCAGAGATATTAGCTGCTAATGCTTATGACGAACCATTGGCTGTTGTTTCTGGCGCACCAGCAGATGATAATGAAGTTACTGGCCCTGTTTCTTATGGAACTCTTTTAACACTTCCTTTAGATAGTAGAGACAGCGATAATTCACAAGCTTATGTTGTTGGAAAGGGAGTTTTAGAAGTTAATTTAAACGGGCAACAACTTACGTTAGGTACAGATTTTAATGAAAGTGGACCGGCTGGATCAGCATCAACACAATTTCAAATTTTACAAAATTTAGAAATTGGAGATAAGTTAGATATTAGAATTAAAACCAATGGTGGATATGTGGGGGTAGGTGCTATTTCTACAGGTGGAGAGGTTAATACAGGGTCTAATGTTGGTGGAGAGGCTGAGGTATTTAAATTTAAATCTGGAGTAGACTTTGTTCATAGAACAATTAAGGCCGGTACAAACATTAGTGTTACTCAAAATGCAGACACAGTTGAAATAGGAGTTACAGGAAGTGGGTATAAAAGTATACATAATGTGTTAAACGCAGACTACACAATATTAGACGGAGACGGATACGATGTGTTTTTAGTTACTACAAGTGCTATTACGAGAACCATTTCACTTCCAACGGCTGCTGATAATAACGGAAGAACCGTAATAGTTAAAAAAATAGATAGTGGTGTTGGTTTTGTTAGAGTTAATCCTGAGGGTGGAGAATATGTTGATGACCAATTATCGGGTAATTATTTAACTGGAACTAATCAGCTTGAAAATCAATGGGATTCTGTAACAATGGTTTGTAATGGTAGTGATTGGTATGTGATTTAAAAAAGGAATAATTATGACGTATTTTAGAAATTTATCTGGTAGTGTTTCTAAGGTTCCAACAGGAGGAACGGCCACTAATAATACTGGATCTTTGTTGTCTAAAGGAACGCCTGTTTCAATTGATGAAACATCTGGGGATATTGAACTTATAGATGTTAGTAACGAAGA